GGATGCGGGCGGTAGTCGTGAGCACGAACAACGGCTCGACTCGCTGTCGCTTGCCGGTACCAACGCGGCGCATGATGATCTTTTTGCCGCCGATGGTCCGAACGAATCCCTTAGGCTTGTCGAGTACTGCACGAGGTCTCAAAGACTTCGGCACACCTCGCGCACCGCGTTTTGCCGCTACTGCGTCAGTGGGCACCGCAACGTTGGTACCGCGTGCCCGCTTTGTACCGCCGCGCGCCTGGCGTTGCAGGAAGTCGCGCTCAAGGCGGTCATACACACGCACGACCAGCCGCCGCTTGGTAGATTTATCGACACGCAATGCCGTGTTGATAAAACGACTGTCGCGCACATCGAACGAACGACGATATGTGCGCTCAACGATCTGCTTGCGGATATCGAATGCCGTTGAATTGAGTGTGCGAGAAATCGCGAACGGCAACTGTCGCCGCTCAAGCTCATTGAGAGAACGTGTCAACCGGTCGATATCAGATGTTATTGTGAGACCGAGCAATGTGGCTTCCCTCGCTGTTGGCCTTCCCGCGTCAACTCAGATGACGGTCACGTCCTGAGGAGAGTCTGAGCCGCCAACCACCGGACAAAGGGAACGGAGTCGACGCGGGAATTAGCGAGACTGTCGAGTTGATTGGTCGAATCTGTCAAGACGGCTTGATTCAGCCGCCGGAAAAACGGCAGTTTTTCGTCGTTTGTCGTCTTGCAAGCCGCCCGCGAGTGCGATGTGCGAATCAAATATTTAGCCGAATCAGGGAATTTACATCGCTGCTATGCCATCCGAACCGGACTATCTGGACCATTTGGACGCCAATAACAGGAACACTCTAACTTGCTTGCTAATTTGTGAAATGAGGAGTGACCGCGCGCGAAAAGTCCGCGCAAATGGTCCAGATGGTCCATCATCACCAGAGTTGCCCGGTTTATATGAGGAAATCGAGCGGACCATAGGGTGGACCAAAGCGGACCATTTTGCAGATGGTCCACCCTGTCGGCCGCTAAATCATCGCCAAATGGTCCATATGGTCCGTTTTGGTCCGCCCCCGGAACACGTCAGATGTCACCCGGCTCGCCAGGACCGACCGGCTCGCCCGGATGTTCGCCCGCCGGCTCCGCCACCTTGTATTCTTCCTTCAGCCGGATATCGAAATAATAGACCGTGCCGATTTTTTCCTTGCGCAGCTTCATATCGGAGAGACGCCGTCCAAAAATGCCCTGGCTCTTGCATTCCTCGCCATAGTCGCGACACCAAGCCTTGTAAGCGGCATACAGCGCGCCAGACTTAACACGGTCGCCCTCGACCCTGTCCGTTGCCTCGGCCAGGAATTGCCCGATTGGATCTTGCTGCGCGAAATACTGTTCGGTTGCGGTGCTGACATCCGACGGCACATCTAGTCCTTGCTCAAACCACATCTCGAAACCATCCAGAAGCCAGTTCAATACGCCCGGCATTTCGTCGGCGAACCGGTCGGCGAACTTCTCGCCGCGCGTCGTCTTTGATGCCTCGAACAATTGAGTAAACGGCACCACGAGGATACGCCTGCGGATGCCGTGATCCTTGCCCCGGATGATCGGTCGGATATTGACCGACAGCGTCAACTTGAACGTCGGATCAAAATCGAAAAAGTCTTTATACAGACGGCGCGCGGTCATGTTCTCGCCGCCGGTTATCTGTTTGATCCGCGACTCCGACAGCCTGGCGCCAACCTCCGGCTCGGAAGCCCGCACAAGGCGCGCACTCGGCAACCGCGCGAGGTCGGGCGACGCATCGGCGCCGCCTTTGCGGTCCTGGTGCAGGAACGTCTCGATCGGTACCGTCACCTCATAGTCACCGATCACATCGGAAACCACCTCCAGCAAGGTCGATTTTCCGTTTGCCCCTGCGCCCTCAAAATAGACAATGACCTGTTCCGACGCCTCGCCGGTTATGCAATACCCAAGCCATCGCTGGACGAATTCGCGCACGTCCTGCAACGGTAATATCTCCTCGACGAACTGTCGCCATTTGGGCGCATCTGCAGTCGGGTCATAGTCGCAATTGCAGACGCGCGTCAGGAGATCGCGTCGCCTGGCCTTCATCAACTGCATTGACTTGCCCGCTCCGCCCGAAAGGTCCAACGTGCCATTCTGGCAGTTTAACAATAGCGGCCGTTGGTCCAGCTCCGATTGGTCGCGTGTCAAATGCGGTGCGGCGAGATCCACCATCGCATTCAGCTTGCCCTTATTACCGGAACGTGTCGCCCATTCTCGCAAGCCCCGTTTCTGGCTTTCGTGTTTCTTGCGCCGTTCATCCCAGACTTGCCAGGCGGCCGCATCCTCGACGGCATCCGGTTCTTGGTCCGTAAATTTTGGCAACGCTTCAGTCTCGTCATAGATCCGTTCGGCGGTATCCTGCGATCGCAGGTCGGCGATTCTCCTGCCCTGGTGAAACGAAAATCGCCGGCCATCCCAAGCCGCCCAACCGAGAGCCTCGACAAAAATCAAATCGTCGCCGTGGCGCGAGATCAGCCGGCGCGCGTTGCCGAGATCATTGCGGCGTTCATAGGCGAGATCACGATCGGACGGCGGGGCCGGCAATTCCTCGGCGTCTTCGATCGCTGCAATAATCGGGTCATCAATCATACAGCCACCCTAGCGGCGGAAACAAGTCCGGCCGTATAGCCAAACCCGTATCGGCAAGGGATGGAGATCCCCAGTTCACGCAGGCGAATACGAGCATGGCACACCCATTGTTGAGCAACCGCCTCAGCCCCACATGGCCCGCCGTCAGGATCATCAATCCAGAGGAGGTCCGCTAACTCGGCCTTCGTCACCGGGGCAGGCGCCCGCGCGCACAAGGTTGTGAACAAGAGAAATTCACCTGGCCGCAAGCGCACCGCCCCCTCATCGGTCCAGACAGAACGAGTGGCAAAGTCGAGGACTATCTCGCCTGACAAAATCGCGCGCTGCAATCCCGGTTGCCGCGACGCCACGAGAAAAACACGCGGCCCAGTCATGGCTGCACGCGGTCATGCGAAATGCGATCGCACAGAATCTTGGTGCTAGGTTGTGGGCAGTAAGAGACCGGCACGGCGCGATGCAGTGGCACCAGGAAAGCGGCTAGCAGCACCGCGATTGCCACCGCAAGAACAATTTGCTGATGCCAAAGCGTCAACAAAGCGCAAACTCGGTCGTTTAGCGGATTGGTCATTACCCCCCCTCAAAATCGAATAGATTGCCTTGTGGTGATGGCGGTTGAACCGGCGGCTCGAATGGTGCCGGATAGAAAAAACCAAGGCGGCCTTTGACGGGCTGGAACGGCAATGGCTCGGCATTGCGCAGCAGGAAACCGTAACGGCCGAAGAACCACGGGCTTTCGGATCTGGTCACGCAGTCGACCAGCTCGGCCCGCCCCACGATTCCACCCGTCGGCAGGTCGTTAGGCACATTCAGCCCGCCGAGTGCTTCGACATCCTCGATATCGTCGCGATCAAGCTTCGCCCCGGCATGGATCAGGAATGGCCCCCGAAATGCCGTGGACCAAGTGCGGTTTTCAATATCCTTGCCTGCATGGCAAATCGCCCAGGCCCACGGCTGGCGGATCGACAGCGCTTTCATCGGGCGCCCTCGACATCAAAAAAGCTGGTTTGCTTAAGTTTCGGTTCCGTCACTGCAAACATGCCGGATTTGACCCTCGCAGACGCGAGACGCTCGGCGCCGACCTGGTGCCACTTAGGATCAATTTCACAACCGATGAAACGCCGCCCGGCCTCGATCGCGGCGACACCCGTCGAGGCCGTGCCAGCAAACGGATCGGCGACAAGATCGCCCGGCGCGCTTGAATTTTCTATGTAATGCCGCAACAGCCCGACCGGTTTTTCTGTCGGATGCTTGGTAACGTCACGATGCGGGAATCGCGTTCCGGCTTTGGAGCCACAATCATTGATCGCCCGCGCCCGCCCCTTGTAGAGGTAGAGCACGAACTCATTGTTTTTCATGTACCAGCGGTTCGCGGTCGCCGTGACCTTGTCCCAGGTGAGGACGTTATGGAATTTGAGGCCCGCCACCTCGGCAGCGTTGAGTGCCGGACGAAGATTGCGGGCCTCGCAAAATACGTAGATGTCGGAATTCGCCGCCGCTGCCGCAGCGATGATGGCCATGATTTCCGGCCATGAGATTTCGCAAATCACGGGCTTGCCGGTATTCCCGTAGTCACCGATCCACCCGCCCTTCATTCGCCCGCCGCCGGAGGAAGCGCCCCCGCTCGTAATGAGGTAGGGCGGATCGGTTACGATGATCGGCGCGTCGACCTGCAACGATTTCCAGCGCTCTTGCACATCGCCGAAATGCAATGTTGCATCGGCGCCGATATGGTCGGCCGGCGCGGTCATTGGCAATCATCGTCTAAAGGAATGTCGTCGCCGCAGTCGCCGGTATCCAAGCAGTAATCGTTGTAGGCGTCGGCAAAGTCGCGAATTACATCAGCGTCATTGGTCGAGCCAAACGACACCAGGTCACCCTGATCGTCGAACCGGCTGGTCATCTCCGCAAGCAGCGGCCCGAACTCATGAAGCAACGAGCGTAGCTTTGGATTGCTCATGCGATAGCCCTCGCCCAATCGTTGAAATCCATCCCTTCAGGCGGTGAGGCAACATTGGTTTCGACACCGAATGCCCGGAATTTCGCGCACGCCCGCGCAATAAGCGCCTGGCCGATCGGCCGATCGCCGTCCAAATCTTCAAGGATGGTCAACCGCTTGATTTCGCGCGGCAGAACAAGGCCCGGATTGGTCAGGTCTGGTTTTTCGGTCGGCAATCGTTTTTCGGGATGATCAGGGTGCGGAGCCGTCTTTTGACCCCGCTGGCCAGCGCCGGCCAGGTTACCGAGCGAAACCGCCATCCAACCGGCGACGTTCGAATCTTGTTCGGCGTAGCGGGCCACAACCGAAAGTGTCGTCTCGTACCCTTCACCCATGATCACATGTTCGGCCGGAGCCGCCATGCGCCCAGCAGACCCCCAGATAGAACCGAGAGTCATTTTGGCATCTGCACAACCGACCTTGCCCAGGCCGTCCGGCCTCAGCCAGGTTCGGTGAATGCCTGCGAAAACCCGATCAGGCCTTTGCAGATAACCAATCATGCATGGGAATTCCGCGTCCATTCCCGGATGGCGCAGACCACGGATGTATCGAAGCGACGGCGGCACGCGCCATCCGTGCACACGTTCCAGGGCATCGAGATCAATGCCGCGCGCCTTGTTCAGATAGGTTTCAACAATCGAACCGGGCGTAATTTTTTCTGCCGCCTTCCACAGCGCCAGCGCAAAGTCATACTTCCACGCGCGCGCCCTGGCGTCCTCATCCTCGGCACGCTTTTGTGCTTCGGCATGTCGCTTTGCGGCAGTCGCGCGGGCAGCGTCATTGTCATGGCCTGCCCAGGCAGCCAGGCGCAACTTCGCCTCAGGAAAATCAATTCCCTCGACCTGCATGAGAAAGTCGAATTGATCGCCGTTCCGACCGGTCGAAAAGCAGTGCCAGAAACCTTTGGCCGGCACGACAGTAAAGCTCGGTGTCTTCTCGGCGGAG